TCTCCACCAGTTGTTGCAAATGCTGTGTTTAATACATCAGCACCCCTAACTTGTTTAGTGTAAGCCATTGAACGTGCCAATGCCTTTGTATATCTAGCAGATAAAGTATCATATAAATTATCTTCTACAGCTTCTTCTGTTAAAGCAAATGCTAGTGCAATTGTTTCGTGAGTGTAACGTGCAGTGAAAGATTCAGAAGCGGTATCAAAACCTACTGCTGCTCCTTCTGCTTTCACGTTAGCTTGTCCGAAACCAACTAACATAACTTCTTCTTCAAAAGCTCTATCTGATGATTCATTTTCAAAAATTTCTGCTGCTTCGTTTTCGTAGCGTGCGTATTCTAAACCGAACAGGGCGTTCAACCCAGGCTCTAATTCTTTCGCAAGCTGTGCTCTATTAATAGCCATATCTTACTCCTATATTCCTGATGTTGATACCATGTAATGGAGGTTGAGTTTTACGACCGCTAATCGGCCTGCTGCAGTTTTATCAACTGCACCTGCTCCTGTTGAAGCTTGATCATCGAATCCTATAATTTTACAATTCAATGCTGCTCCTGGAGCGGCAATAGTACCTGTAGCTAATTCACCAAGTGAATAGCCACTAGTATCAGTGCCAGTGATTGCTGTTGCAAGGTTTGCATTCGCAAATAAAGCATTATCGGGTAATGCTCCGTCGGCATTGATAACAAACAATGCATCAGGATTATCTGCAACAAAAGCCGTAGCTTCTGTAGACGCTTTAACCGCTGCGTAGCCGGGCCAGTATGCTGACCACGTTGGTGTTCCATCAGTTGCGATATATCGACAACCCATAAAGACACCTAACAAAGGTACGGTACCACCATTAGCGTTACCAACGACATCTATTAAACCACTCGCTAGAGGAATTACCGGAGTTCCAGTCCAAATTAAGGACGTAGTTCCAGTAGTTAAACCATCGAAGTTTAAAGGATATGCGTTCACACCTTGGTTATTATAATTTGAGCCTGATCTTTCGTAAGGACGTAGACCGAAAGCTGCATTTATATTAGCCATAATATGTCTCCTTTTGACAATATGATAGAGACATTGGCCTTACTCATTAAGACTTTTTGTTTCTACCAAATTCTACCCTACTCTGCCTCTCTTTAGAGATTGGCATTGAAGGGTGCTCTTGTTTCATGAGATCATTTTCAATGGATGCTTTTTGATCGTCGGTTAAGCGCCTGAAGTAAGCGTCTCTATCTTCTTTTACCTCAATCGGACATCGCATTAATAATAATCCTCCAACTCCGATAACACCTTTGTATTTTCCCTCTAAAATGGAAGGAAGATCTACTCTGCCTGGATATTCACTTATATTAACAAATTCATATCCTGAACGTAAACGACCCAAAATGTTTTTTTCATCTTGTTCGCCTCTGAACTCAGCACGAACCCAACGATGGTGAAAACCTTCGGGGGGATCGGGTGCTTCTAAACTTGAAGGAGGAACCCATCCTCTCTTGCGAGCTTTTATTGTTCGGGTCTCAATTTTGCGTGGGGATTTTTTTATCTTTTCAGTCATTATATTATGCCTCCTTCACGTGTTTTGCATATTCTTCTAATGGCACACCTAATTTTTTTGCTATTGCTACTTGCGAAGGCGTGAGTCTAACGGTTCGGCGTCCAGTTTTCGTCGATCGATTTGCAGAAGCAACCGCCTGAACGGGTTTCGAGTTGCTGCTATTATCCCCTATCTTACTATCTTTAAAGCGATGTGGAAACTCTTTTTTTAGTCTTGTGTCAATTTCTTCGTAATATTCGTCAGAACGGGGGTCAAAACCTTCTTGTTCAGTTAATTGTTGATGTACTCCATAAGCAGCATAGGTCATTATCTGATCTTCACCAAACCATGAATTTTTTTCTGCCCATTCTGTAGCACGTTTATCTGGTGGCGGCGGGCTTGAAGGATTAGGGTTATAAGATCTTCTATCTGGGGTTCCATCAGCCTTGCGAGGACCCTCGTATGAAGGATCAACAATTGGTTTAATTTTTTCTAATCTTCTTTTTTCTCTACCTACTCTATCTTCTTCTTGAGTAAGAGCGGCAATTTCACGTTGATAATTTACTTGACCCTCAACGTCGCCATTAGTTATAGAATTTTTTAAATTAGTTTTAGCCGCATTAATTTGAGATTCAATACGAGCGGATAAATCCGAAACATATAGCTTATCAGTTTCAGAAGATCTGGTTTTTAATTTAGAATTTTCTTCTTGAACGTTTCTTGCATATTCAACAGCAGCTTGTTCACGTCGTTCGGACTCCCGCATTTTTCGAGTAAGTTTGTCAATACGTTTTTTAACACCTGTGCTGTATTCTTCTAGTTCGTCTTTGTTTTCTGTGGTTTCTTTAACTTCTTCTTTTTTAGTTTCTTCTTCTTTTGTTTCAGGTGGAATTTCTCTAATATTACTTTCATCTGCCGTAACCTCTGATTCATTTACTTCTTCTTTTAAAGTTACTTCAACATCGTTGCCACTTGTATCTAATGGAATCAATTTTTCTTCAGCCATACTATTCTCCTAAAATAAACTTGCTGGCAGTATATCTTTTGGATGATCAATGACTGCCAGTATTTCATCATCATTCACTATTCTAAGTTCTCCGCCTTCAATGCGGATTCTTGATCCAGCATATTTAGTAATGAGCACCCAATCAGTTACTTTACACCAAGCACCGTTTGGATAACGTTCTTTATCTTTGTAAGCATCAGGTCCAACCTTTAATACACGGCACACATTTGTAGCTATCTGTGCTTCGGTTACCGTTTCATCGGTAAGATGTAAGCCTGCTTTAGTTTTTTTCTCTAGTAATAAAGGAAATAAAACAATTCTAAAACCTGTAGGTTCTGGAACCTTTCCTATTTCTTTTTTTGTTTTGTAGGGTTTTTCATTAATATCAATGATATTAGTCTCTGGTATCAAAATCTTGGGCTTCGTCTTCATAGCGCTCCTGTTTTTTTAGCAGGTCCGTGAGTTCCTGTACTACTTCATTATAGGCATGTAATTTTCCTAAAAGGTATTTATACTCTTCAAAGTCTTTTACACCCTTGTTTATAACGTTATTAACTTGCTTTTGTCTAGTTTTAATTATGTTTTTTAAATAATCAACTATTTTGATTAATTCCATTAGCCACACTCTTTCATTATCTCAGAAAGTTTACCACAACGTTTCGGGGTCTGTTTATACCAGCGGGAATCCAGCATCTGGACGTGAGCCTCGAAATAATTTTTTTCTTCAAGTGCTAAAAGCATTTTGGAAAATTTCATTACACCATTTGTCCCAAGTTGATATATCATTTCTACAATACATTCCCAAGCATTAGGATGAAGATCTTTAATATGACCTACTAATGTATGCGCCCCTTCTTTAGCTTCTTGTAAATCTTTTAAAAATAATTCATACAATTCTTCTTCAGGGTATTCTACGTCTTCTTCAAAAATATCGGTAGGTTTTACCAGATGACCATATCCAATAGTGGAAAACCCCCTAGTATCTTTATAAATTTTTGGAACAAAGCCTTCGTGCTCCATAATTCTTTCTTCTAATGTCATGTATATATTTTTGTTTTAGGTCTCTTATTAGGTAGCATACGACCAAAGCCCCTAGGCTTAATCATAACAAAACCACCATGTTTATAATTCTTTGCCCATCTCTTAGCTATTTCTGGTTCATTAGCAAATAAATATTTTTTTTGTTTTTCTGATTTAAACGGCATCTGCGTCTTCCTCCTTTGGTCTGTAAACGTCTACATGGCATTTACAAGCAGGGCATGATAAATTAGTAACCATACCATAAGTTTCATCCTTTTCTATGTCGTGGTCACCACCCCATATTAACTCGGCATTGCAATGCCAGCAATTCATTTATTTTGTTAAGCCCTTGCTCTTCTCAAAACTGCGGAGTCCGGCGACGCCGAGCATTGAAGTGACAATTGCTAGTAAGGGTCCAGTTTGAATTTCAGGAGCAGTTAAATTTAATCCTGAAAATTTAGAATACCATTCAATTCCTGGAGAGAGAATAAATTCAAAGCCTAATGCAAGAGCTCCCATCCAGCCTATTGCGGGCCTCCAGCCCGAAACAAATATTGATCGATGACCCGCTTCTTTAGCATTTACGTCTAATTGTTTTTCAGCGAGTTTTTGTTGAAGTCGCTGCATCAATATTTTTTTGTCTAGCTTTTCCTCATCTGAGGTATGCAAGTCATCGATCACTTTAGAAATAGTTTTTAGCGCACCACCTTGGCCTCCTCCTAAAAGTCCTTGAATGATGCCTAGCATTATACTGCTGGTCCTGTCATCCAGCTAATCGCCCAAATAACAATGATTGCTACAATGGCAGCCTTAATCCAGTCTTTCATTTTCCACTCTGACCACTCTTTAATATGTGACCATAGATCTTTTAATAGGTTCATATAACCTCCTTTTTAAAAAAGTTAATCTACCTTATGTTCGCAGTTGTTGCAACCACATGATTGACACGAACTACTATTACTGCAATGACAACCATGCCCGCAGTTTGTGCACTCCATTAAAAAAGACCTTTAAATGGTACTTTTTTAATTTGCATTTTACTACGTTGGCCTTTTGGTCCACTACCTAAATTTTGTTTAACTTTAGGACCTTCTGCACTAGCAGT